TAATAGTTCTCTCCAGCCGTTGCAATCGGCAGCCTGCGCTCGTAGAGCAGCGGATCAAACCCGCCCAATGGGGCGTTGATCGGCACGTTGGCGTAGGGGTTCTGGAATGCAGGCATCTGCCCCATGACGCGCTGGTAGGGTGACACCCCGCCCCCATAGAAGGGGTTGAACTGCGACCCAGGGGCCATCGAGACGTACTGCTGCAGATCGCGCGCAATAGTCTGCTGCGCCGGTTGGTCGAAACGATACTGCGCCAGCGCCCCGGTCAGGACCGCACGCACCTGGTCATCGCTCATCCCGGCCAGGTTGGCGACTTCCTGCGCGGTGCCTGGACGGCCATAGATTTGCTGGAACCTGTCCTGCATCGTCGGCTGGCCCACCAAATCGGGCGTGAACATCTGCGCACCACGGAATGGAAACTGCGTATTCTGGAACCTGCTGATCGACTGCTCAAGGATCGCCCGCGCATCGGCCTCAGACTTGCCAGCCAGTGCGGCCACCTCGTCGGCAGTGCCCTGGCGACCATAGATTGCCTGGAACAGCGCCTGCGGGTCATATGCGCCTGTGGTGGTGCCCGTGGTAGTGCCTGTGCCACTTGGGCTGGTAAAACCGCCGACCACAAACCCGCCAGCATCTGGCCTCTGCGTGCCAGTTGCCACATCAGACACAATCGGCAAAACTGTTGAATCAACCGGATACTGGTACGCAGGGCTGGTTTCAAACTGCTCAAGCAGCGCCCTAGTAGCGTCGGTGTAGGTCGGCTCATACTGCGTGCCAGTGATCAGCATATTCTGGCCCGACTGCTCCATCATCTGCCGCGCTGCAGCGCGTCGCGCTGCCCTGATCTCTGCTTCTGTCGCCATATCACAACTCCTTTGCAAGTACCGACCATTGCGGTCTGTACCCTTCATCCTTCAAAAATGTCTTGGCCCAGCCCTTTCGGCCCGCCAAGGTCACCCTGGTGCAACCAATTGATTTGCCCCAGGATTCGATCATTGGTCGCATCCGTGAGAGTTCATCGAGGTCGCCGCCAGCCAAGAAGTAGTGCAAATTCTTCAGCCGTGGATAGACAATGATCTCTGTGAGCACCACCGACCTGGTGGCAGGCCACACCTGTAGCCTGCTCTTTTCAACCATCTCGGCAATGTCGTCGAAATTGTGTGTTCCTCCACTGTATTCTAGTGCCGCCTCGACATGGTGGCGCAGCCTATACAGATGCTCCAGGTCGCTCATCTGCGCCCCATGGGCACAGCGTCAAGCCTCATCGTCCCAATCCTCCAGTCGGCCAGCACCGCCCCGGTCACCTTCACATTGACCTGGCGGCCAGAAAACCGCACGCTTGTGGGATTGGCTGCCGAATACGGGCCAAACGACGATTGCGAACCCGTGGGATACAGCCGACTGGTAAACGAAACCACCGCCTCGCCCAGCGTCTGCTCATCAGGAATCACCTCGCGCACCGCCATCACGTTGTCGCCATTGCCCAACTGGATCGGCCCTGACTCGGCAAAGACCGATGCGCCGTCATAAGCAAACCCGACCTCATGCTCGTACACATAGCCGTCGGTGGACACCATCAGGGGGTTGGTGTACACGCCAGCATGACTGCCAGCAGTGCGAGCCAGCGTACCAATTGACCAATGATTTTCTCGGTAGTTGTAGGTGACATATGAGTCGTTCTCAGTTGATGAGACGCTGGGATAGAACCACCAGATTTCACCGAATTGACTGTTATGCACAGCGTAGACCTTGCTTGACTGTGCATAGTTGATATTGTTGAAAACATAGTCGCCCACATCGCTAGGCAGTGGCTTGACGTAACCGTCATAAATCCAGAACCCGGACTTGCTCATCCAGATGGCGGCGGTGTCGATGGCCGCCACGCCCTGGGCCGAAATCAGGCCGCACCCGCTGCCCGCCTTCTCGAAACCGTACACAAACGGGGCACCCACATACTGCGCTGTGTGGACATCCACATCGGTGAACAGCAAGTTGATGCCCTTGACGCGCTTGCCCGCCAAGAGCGTGCCGGGTGTGGCCAGTTCGTAGTCGCCAGCCAGGTTGTCGGTGGCAGGCGTCCAGTCGGTGTTGTCCTCCTGATCGCACCACTGCACCTTGCGCGGATTGCCGCCTGCGCCAAGCGCAAACAGGATGCGCTCGGCAGTCACCAGCAGCGCCTTGTTGCCTGTCGGGGCGTTGGTGATCGCGGCGGCCAGGGTGGGCGTTGTAAATCCAAGACGCCATTCGTAGAGCTTGCCATCGGCGTTTGAGCAGGCCACCAAATACTCGCCCCAGGTGTCGAAGGACCAGGTGGTGGCGGGGGTGCTGTTGCCAACATCAGGACGGGCCACGCCGTAGGCATAGTTTCCATATTCCTGACTGCCAAAACCAATGTTCAAGACCGCATCGGCACTGCCTGCCGTGAATCCGGTGGGCGTGATTTCTTTTAATGTGCCCGCCTGGTTCATGGCGTACAGCTTGGTGTGCGTGCCCAAGGCAATCCAGCGCGTGGCGCTGTTGTCGCGCCAGGTCATTATTCCCCGGCATTTGCCAGACATCTGGGACGACGATCTCTTGCGCCAGCCGCCCACAGGGCGCAGCGTGTTCTCGTACCAGCGCACCAGGTTGGAGTTGTTCCACCGGCCTGCTGCCTGGTACTCTGTGCCGTTTTTGTAGACACCCGGAGGAATTTTGAGAGGGATGTACATAATCAGGTCGGTAAGTTGGAAACAAAACTCATGGTCACGATGGCCGATGGTATCGCCGGTCTGTCTGGTGTGGTACTGGTTGCGTAATGCTCAAGACTTACGCCCACATCACTCACGCGCCACATAATTTGCACATAGTCATCTTTAACCAAATCCACAAAAAAATTCATGGCCGCGATCAGGTGCGCTGGGTCGCCAGACGATTTGCGTGGAGGTAGGAAAAACTTGCTGTTGGAGTTGGCGATATTCGTGCCGTTGCGCCGAAACCAGATGTCCACGTCCTGGCCGTCATTGGTGGTGTTTTTGAATTGCAGCGAAAAAGCAATGTTCCACAGACCATCGACCGCCACAGTCAACTGAGAGTCGCTGACCACAGTGACTCCATTGGAAAAGTCTGTCGTGTTGAACTTGATGGCGTATGCCGTTGTGGTGTTGGCTGCCGTCTGGTCGGTGCTGTCTTGAAATGCGCCGTGCGGCGTGTTCAAGAACTTGCTGCCCTGCGGCCCAAAGAGTGCGCCAAGGGCAGACACCAGCTTGCGGAAGTAGACGTTAAGCGCACCGTAGTTTTCGCTGAAGTGGCGGCGCTCGTAAGCCTCCGGGGCAAAACCCAGGCTCGGGATCGAGGGGACTTCCAGTTGCTGCTTGACGTTTGCCATGGCTCAATTATCCCGCCTTACACCATCTCCAGCCCTGCCTTGCGCACCTCCTCAACCCTGCGGCCCCACCCTTTGCCAAAGGTCGGCCAGGTGGGCAGGTCCATCAGGAAGGACAGTCTGCGCTTGGCATAGTCGTCAACCAGGGTCTTGGCATCGAATGCGGCCACAGCGGCCAGGGTCTTGGGGCCAATGCCGCCGTCAGGCTCGACGCCCACGCATGACTGCAGCCATTTGGCGGCACGGCCTGGCCCGGAGTTAATCGCGGCATCAAAGACCACATAGTCCACGCCAGCTGGCAGATCGTCGCCCTTGATCTTGTCCCAATACTTTGATTTGTACAGCGGGGCCACATCGGCAGGCGTGAGGGCACGCATGGCCTTTTCATCGACCTCATGGCCGCACCACTCTTCCCAGACGCGCTTGGTGCAGCCCAGGTTGGTCATGCCGCCAGGGTCGGACGGATGGTTGACGTACCCGCCTTCGTGGTGCAGGACTGCCTTGAGTGCTTCGTCAAAATTGTCTTTCATTTCTTGGCCTTCATGTCAATGATTTTCTCCAATGTGCGCCCACCAAAATAAAAAGACATGATGAGCATCCCCCACTGGCCGAGCAGTTCGACATACGCGCCGCGAGTCTCAAACTCAAATGCGCTCATCATGGCAAATGTGAAATATGCGCCCAGAATAAAGATGAGGGTTAGCGGTCTGATGTTCTTGGACAGCCAGGAGTCAGACGCCATGTCGGCCTTGTGGCGGTCGGTCAGGTTGCCCTGCTCCGTTTTGTACAGTTCAGTCTCATTTGCCATCCGCGCCAGTTCGCCGTCTTGGGCCAGCTTCGCCAGCTCCAATTGCGCCTTGGCCTTGGCCTCCGGGTCTGGGATAAGTTTGTCGATCAGTTTGCCGCCGACATCGAGCAGTGCTGTCAATGGAATCATCAGTGTCCCCTCTTGGTCATCATGGCGCTGGCGATCTCCAGCATGAACTTGGTCTGCGGCAGATGCTCGGGCTGCTCGGTCCAGCCCACGGTGATCTGTCCCACAAACCTGTGGTTATCTGGCGGGATACTCACCCGGCAGGTAAACCCCACACCCTTCTCGATGTACCATAGCCCCACCTCCGATTGTGCATAGCGGTACTCTGCGCAGGGCATCTCATTGGACATCAATTTCACCACATCGGCGTTGTTGTTTGCATTGCTGCTAAACAGGCCCACATCAATCCCCTCGATGGACTTGTCTCGCCCGTCTTTGGTGTAGGCCCGGTATAGCACCCTGGAGTTAAATAGCGGGTTGACCTTGAACACCGCCACCACCGATGCGCCTGTCTTTTTGAACAGCATGGCGGCCACATCGTCTGCCCTGTCGTTAATCTCTGGCAGCTTCTTGGACTCCTTGTAGGCGTCGCGCATGAATTCCTGGTTGGACCAAAAGATATATCCAACGAACGCCAGCACGGCCATCACAATGAGCGCAAACAGCTTGAAAGGACTGTCCACATAGGAAAGCACCTTATCGATGATTTTGTCACTCATATAAGTGCAATCCCAATGACCACACCGATGAAGGCTGCAGTGGCAAAGAGCGCCGCCAGGAATATCTCCAGCGCCTGCTGGCGCTTTGCCATCATGGCCCTGTGGGCGCGTTCGGCAGCTTCACGTTCCTCGCGCTTCTTGCGGGCCATCATGGCCTGGAACTTTTGCCAATCCTCCCACATTCCAGGGCGGCCTGCGTAGATCATCTCTTCTTTTAACTGAAGCTCCTGGTCCCTGAGTTTTTCCAGGGCCATGAATTCCTCAATGTCGGTGCGGCCATGCAGGGGGCGGCCACCGGCCTTCTCATTGGCCCCGTGCTGGAGTTTGTCCTTTAGGTCGAAATACTCGGAGACTTTCCCGCCGACTTCGACAAGTTCTTTCCCGTTCTTGAGTGCGGCCTTGATGACAGCAAACGCTGCATTCGCCGCTGCGAGTTCTGCCAACATACTGCCGCCATCAGAAAAACGCCCACATCAGGATGTGAGTCACCCAAAGAATGAAAAGAACAAGGGCTGCTGCCGTAATGAACGACAGCAGCCACTCTTTCATTTGATCCAGACCACCGAGAAGATCACCCCCGTCATCGAGACAATCATCAGGCCAGCGGACTTGATAAGTATTGCCTCAATGCGTTTTAGCCGAGCATTGATCTGGTCATAGCGAATCGCGCAGACCTCTTCGTGCGTCATTAACCGCGCTTCGGTTTCTGAAATACTGCCCATCTTTACCTCTTAACACGGCCCGGTTGTACAAGTCAAACTCGATGAGGTGGATGTGGAAGTGCTGCTGGAGGTGCTGGTGCTAGGCCGGTTGTCGGTCATGTAGCTGCCAGTTCCAAGAACGCCCGTTGAGTTGCTCATCGTGTTCGTGGTGGTGCTGAGTGTACCCCCACCCACAATGCCTGTGCCACTGATGGTGATGTTGGGCTGGGGTTGCTTGATATTTGCTGCAATGTCTGAAGTCGCCTTGAACCCGACCGTGGAAATATCCGATGCGGCCTTGAATCCCAGGCTTGCCATACTTGAAAAGCCAGTGACTGTCGCGGTCTGCACATCCCGGTTGCTGTTGGCCTGGGAGATGCCAAGCAGGGTGGCGTTGTCAGACTGGCGAATGCCTAAAGATGTCTGCTTGTTGACCGCATACATCTGCCCCACCACAGGCAGCAGAGCGCCAGTAAAAGTCAGGGCGTAGTCGGCCCAGGAGCGCGGCATTGCCATTTGAGGCTGCTGATTGCCCTGGACATTGAGACTGATGACCGCTGCGACCTTTGCGGTGGTGTCGCCCATTTCGGCGATCTTTGCCAGGGCAGCATACCTGGCGGCATCGGCACTGGCCCGAGCCTTTTGCGCCTCGGCATAGGCTGCGTACTCTGTGGATGCACAGCCGGTCAGGGCCAGCACGATGGGGATTGCGATCAGTCTCATGGGTTCTCCTTACCAGGGAAGAGCAGGTGAAACTACAGGCGGGTTAATCAGGTTGTCCAGTTGGGTCTGCACAGCGGCCTCAGTAGCGTCTTTGTCAACACCAGAGGCCCAGCACCATCCCAGAACCTGATCCTGCGTCAGATCGGCGTAGGGTGTAAACGGGTCACCCGGCTGAGAAAATGAGCAGGTGGCATAGACGCTGACTGTCTTGTCATCCTGAGTGCCGGTGCAAGACCAGTGCGCTGTAATCACAACGTCAGTCAGGTTGCCCTCTTGGGGTTTGCAATCAAGGGAGGAGATTGTCCATGCGATTGTCATGATGTTTTCCTTTTAAACAACTTTTACGATGATTCGAGCGCGGCCATCTGCATCAATAGCAATGACTTTACCAACGGCCTTCATGTACTCAGCCAGCGTCATGTCAGCTTCGTTTTTGGGGATGCCTTTGATTGCGCCATTGTCGTTGACGGGAACGATGTATTGGCCGGGAGTAGCGCCCATCACATTGACTGGAACCTGACCAGCAAAAGCGATGCGGTCAACTTTTTGTCGAGCAGCCTCAAGACCTTCTGCATCGTCTTCAAAGCCAGCCCCCCAGCTATCACCGCCAACATAGGACGGATCGGTTGACTTGACGCAGAACGAAACGGCATCAGCAAACACGTTTGTTAGCTTGCCATTGGCATCGATACCACACACATCGCCTTTAGCAATGGTGAAGTCGCCAGCTTTGGTCATGTATTCAGCATAGTCAGCGCCCGAAGCATTGATAGTGCCGCCTGCGTTGATTGATCGAGAGGTAGAGCTATTTCGTTCAGCACGAATAACTGTTGCTGCTGTGTTTGCGGTAATCGTGTTTGAACCGAAAAAGACAGTTCCTGCTTGTGATCCTGCTTGTGAACCAATTACAGACAGAATTTCTTGGCCTTGTCCGCTACCCTTTGTTATGTGATGCCAACTACCAGTACCAGCCGTAACCCCCACCAGCAAGTCCCCGCCGCTGGTGAGCGTCATCGCCTGCGTGAAGGAGATGGCGTTGCCTGCTGTGCCGGAGGGGGCGGTTGTCCAATAGTGTGCTCCTGCATTCTGGTAATAGATGGATGCGGCTGCTGTGTTCTTGTATTTCCAAGCGCCATCGTAGTAGGCGTTCTGTACAACGTCGATGAACCCAGAGGTAGGAGCTACCAAAGAGCCACCTTGCGTTTCAACAGCTTTCCAACCAGAAGCCCACGCACTCGGCGTCACCCCCAAACCGAGGTTGCCGGAGGAGTCGAGCCTGAGTCGCTCTGTGCCATTTGTTGAGGCCGCAACAGTATCCGCAGCAGGGAAGAAGATGCCGGTGTTGGTGTCGGTTGATCGCGTAAATACCGGTACTGATGCGGTCCCATCAGTAGATGCAGCAATCTGGCCGGATGAATTCAGTCGCAGCGCCTCCACCCCGCCTTCAGAAAAGGCAATCGTGTCAGCGGCGGGGAAGAAGATGCCGGTGTTGGTGTCGCCGTCTGCGGTCACGCTCGGTGTCGAGGCCGAGCCTGCGGCAAACTCCACGGTAGCCGATCCCGTCACCGACAGCGTGCCAGCCACCGCCAGCGTCTTACCAGAACCCACATTCAACCCCACGGATGTGCCGGTCCCGTTGGCCGTGAACAGCGCATCAATCGTGTCCAGGTCGGTGTTGAGTTTCGTGCCCCAGGTATCTGTCGATGCCCCGACCTCGGGCTTGGTCAGCAATAAGTTGGTCGTCGTGGTATCAGCCATGTTTCACCTCATGCGGCAATTTGCCAAGTTTCACTATTATCGGCAATCGGCGTCCAGGTTTCACTGGTGTCTGCGATTGCTCCCCATGTTTCATCTGTGTCGCTGATCGGCGTCCATGTCTCTGCCGTATCAGCAATTGCGTTCCATGTCTCTGGCGTGTCCGGGTCAACAATCCACTTGATGTTGCCGTCAATCGTCATCGCCGAATCGGCGGCGAAAACAATCAAACCCGGCTGCACCCGGATGGCCGCAGCACTCATGCTTGAGACGGCGTTGATTGTCACCGCCTGGTTGACCACCACGCTGGTGCTGACCGTCATCGTGCCGAAATCTTCGATCAGTATCTGAATCAGCGGAACCCTGACCGCATTGACCGACATCGCGCTCGATGCGGCCATGGTGGACGCACCAATCGCCACCCTGGTCGCCGCCACACTTGCGCTGGACGCGCCCGCCATGGTCGCAACCCCGATGGCATAGCGCAAAGCAGAAACAGATACCGCGCTCGATGCCGCAACGGTAGCAGACGCATCGGCCACGCGCTGCGCAGCCGCAGACATACTGCTGGCGGCGCTCACCGTAAACGATGCATCCTCGACCACATTGGCGGCCACCGCCATCGAGCTGGACGCAGAAACAGAAAACGCACCTATACAGATGCGTTTTGCTTGGACGGCCACCGCGCTGGTGGCCGCCATGGTGACGGCGGCAAGCGTTATGCCATAGCTATACTTGCCCTCACCGTATGGACCGCGCCCATATGCAGCCATATCATGTCAGCGTCACATCAAGGTCGCCAGCAGGGATGCGCAGCACATCGCCGTCGTTGATCGTGCGCGAGGTGGACAGCGCCGCCCAGGCCAGCAGGTTGCCGCCAGACGATGCGTCAAAAATCCCCGCCCAGCCAATCGTCCCCCAGTTGCCGCCCGATGCCGCAGCGAATTCAATCGCAGCAGCATTGGTGGCATTGGTGGGAGATGTGCCACTGACCGTGATCGTGCCGGTGGCCGCGCGGGCGTATCCGTTGCCAGACACCTCAGTGCCGCCGCCAGTGTCGGACGGGGCAGCGGTGAACAGGCCGATATACCAGGCCGTGGGACGGGTGGCGCTGCCGGTGGTCAGCAGCCAGGTCAGCACCAGGTTTTCGGTGTAGTCGGTAAAAGATGACATATTCAGTCCTTATCCAAAAGTCTTGGCCCGAGTCAGCAGCACGCCACCACTTGATGCGCTGCGGTCATCTGCCGTGCGCAGGTCATTGAGTGCCCGTTCGTAGAGCGTTGCCCATGTCTGAATTCTCGCATCGTCTTGCAGGTATGGAGCAGCCTGGAGCAGCGATCCGTACAGATACGCATCAGGGCTAGACGCCAGCAACCAGTTTGATGACACACTCACTGACAACTTGGTCAGTTTTGCGAAATACGTCAATTCTGTGGTGTAGGTGGTGTCTGGCACGGGCAGCAGCCTGAATTGCCCACCCACCACGGTGAAGAACTTTGGCCTGCCGCTGGCCGTGTGCTGCGTGGCCTGCGCGTCCATGGAGTCAATGCTCAAAAACGACAGCGGCTGCTGCGGGTTGGTGCTGGTAAGTTTGAGGGACTTAGTTTCGAGGAAGTCGGCAGGCACGGCCCCGTACTCGGCGCTGAAGCTGGCATTTGCCCTGACGATCATCTGCCTGGTGCGTAGCGTGCGCTCGATCTGCGCCTCGGCCAGGGAAATAAAGTCAGGGATGACACTGGTCAGGTCTGATCGGTTGAGCCAGTCACCAATGGAGGTCTTCAGGTCGTTGTAGGTTGCCAGTGCCATTTAGGTTGCCTCTTGTCGTTCCTTTTCCATCTCCTCGCGCACCACCCAGGTGTGCGGGTGACCGAATTCAAACGTGCCAATGTGCCCAATCTCCTGCGACACATCATGGTCGATGTAAATCTTGTACCCGAGTTCCCGCGCCTTCTTGCAAAAGAAAACGTCCTCTCCCATGTAGCCCCGAGTGGTCTGCCAGGGCATATCGAACCAGGGTTCGCTCATCCCCTCAAACACCTCGCGCTTAATCAGCATTATGCCTGTTCCAACACTTCCCACCTCTTCCAATCCGGTGGAGTCCTTCATGGTGTAGACCGGGATGCGCTTGCCGTTCTCGTCATAGTTCTGCGCCGTTGGGCCGGTAGGCATTCTGCGCCGTGCACAGTTGGCAGCCACGATCTCTTTGTCGTGCTTGAGCAGGCGCTGCACCATGTCCTGGGGGAAGGTCATGTCGGAGTCGATGAACAGGATGTGCGTGCAGCCTTCCCTCATGGCATCCAGGCAAAGGTCGGCCCTCTGGTTCTGGATGATTGTGCCTTGCATCAATTTCAGACTGATGGCGTCTGTGGTGTTGAGCGTGTGATAGGCCACCATGTTGACCATGCAATAGCAAAAGTTCGTGTGAACCTGGTCACGGGCGGGGGTGCAGACGGCAATGTAGTTCATACTTTTCCGGGTCTTGTCCTAAAAAATTGGTTTTCTGGGTCGTTGAGCCAGCGTTTCATGTACTCCTGGTCGTCGATCTTGCCCTCGGCCTTCATCTTGTAGTAGAGGGACTCGGGGATGCTGGCGACCATGTGCCATTCTCCCTTCCAATTGGCTTTTTCGTCAACTGCGTTGTAGACGGCCTTGTTCGCCTCGATGACATCTGTGATGTCCTGCTGCGTCTGGATCGTCACCTCGTCGGTGTCGTGGTTGTAGTGCCAGTGGCGGGTAATGCCTTGCTGGCTGTTAATGTCAAAAAGTTTTTTCTCGATCATGGTTAAAAAAAGGGCCAGGTTTCCCTGGCCCTCCCGTTGACCCTCAATTAAGAGGTAATCAGGTCGGCGGCGAGGCCGTGTGCGTTTTCTGCCAGCACCTTGTGGCCGAATTCGACGATCAGCATACGCTTCTCAGCGTCGCCGGTCTTGGCGAGTTCGACCTGCTGGTACGGACGCAGCACGGTCATCTTGGCGTAGTCGGGGTCCAGCACCCAGGCGTCACGCTCACGCTGGAAGCGATTGGCGATGACCTGCACGTTGCCGAAATCGGAAACGTAGATGTCAACTGCACCGACCAGGGTGGCAGGCTTTGCTCCTCCATCAATGTTGAAACGGCTGGACGCGATACCGGCGAAACCGGAAACGCGCTGCTTGTTGACAGGGCCGCACATCAGAATCTTCGGAGTGCCACCTTGCGACCACACCTTCTGGATGACGTTCTTGAGGATCGTCTCGGTGAAGGTACGCACGTTGCCGTCGGTACGGGCGCTGTTGGGCAGCGTGGTGTACGACGGGTCCACACCGTTGGTCTGCTTGTCGGTGTTCGTCTTCACGAACGCGCCCAGGCTGGCCGTGGTGCGGGCAGTGGTGGAATCACCAGCAGCAGCAACAGCGCCGTTCAAGAACGTGAATTCTTGGTCGCGCTTGATCTCAGCGCCGCGCTTGGCGATCTGGTAGGCCAGTTCGCTGCGACGACCTGCCTTGTTGACCACTTCTTCAGTGGCCGACAGAACGATGGTCTTGCGGCTGATCTGGGCATAGTTTTGCAAACGCACAGTGGCGGTCACGGCGTCAAAACTGCTGACGTCATCACCTTCCAGTTGAGCGTTGGCAGCGGCTGCGGCCAGAGCGTCGGTTTGCCACTCGAACAAGCTGTTGCTGATGTTCTCGCGCCCGATGTTGCTCATGTAGGGAGTCTCTTCGGGGGAGATGTTGGTGATGACATTGGAAAGGTCTTCCCGAATACCCTTTGCAG